TCCTAATATAAGTTTCTTTTCTAAAAACGTCTGAACAATGCGTCCCATGGCATTTTCAGTGAGGATTTCAGCTTTTCCAATGCAATTTGCGCCTTCCCAGACGAGAGATTGGGTATAATGTGAGACTCTATCAAGGTTTATTTCAACACCATCTGGATGACCAAGCTCACCATAAGAGCGAAAACCTGCTGGAGACATTCTGTCTTGGATATATTTAGCTACAACAGCTTCCATCAATTGACGAGGATAGACACGTCCATTGCGGTTTTTGACGTTAGTTTGGATGAATGGACCACGAATAAAGTATTGTTTGAGGCCTTCATTGTTCTTTTCAATCAATATTTCTATTGGATTTGCCAACATTTCTGCGGCATCTTTAGATTCTACAATGAGTTTTAGAGCCATATATAAGAGCCTCTCTTTACGAGTTCTCTTATATTTATATACTTTTTAGAAAGGCTTTATTTTTTATTTTCTTCTGGGGCTGGTTTAGAAGGATAGAGTTCCAAAGCCTTGGCGGCAGTTTTCTCAGCTTCTGTGTTGAGTTTTTCTACAACTGCTGGTTTTTTATTGTTGATGGCTGATTGAAGAGCAGACTTTACAACTTCTGGGAACTGTTTATCTGCTTCTACATAGTTATCATTGGCTAAGGAAGTTAGAAACTCCTTTATTTTCTCTTTATCTGTCATGGGTATCTCCGTGTTTTATAAACTTGTTTTTATATTTCTTGATTATAGCCTTCAATTCCTTATCAGAAAGATTGGTAGGGATATTGATATAGAATGTCTGGCGAACGGCATCTGGAAGTCTTTTGAGTTTGGCGGTAAATCTATTATTCATCGGTTCATGCGAAACTGTCTAAGTCAGTATCTTCCTTTTTCTCTTTTTTATTACCTTCGTCTTTATTTTCTTCTTTATCTTGGCCTTCTTTGTCCTTATCTTCCTTATCTTTCTTGCCGCCACCTTTATGGCTTCCACCACCGAGAGATCCTAAGTCGCCAAGGTCAACGTCGTCGTCATCAGTTTCTGATTTCTTATTTTTAGCCTTTTCAGCTTTCTCTAGTTTGAGATAGTCTTCGTTTTCTAAGATTTTTTCTTCTGGGAACTTCAAGAACTCTTTGATGAGCCACTTCTTGGAGAACGAAGGAGGATTATCTTCATCACCTTCGGCATAACTAATAAAGCGTTCAAAGTTTTCAGCACGTTGAGTTAGGTTGGCAGTTTCTAAAAACTCTTCAAAGAGATTGTCATTGTAGATCTTGACTTCAAAATCGTGTTCAGTAATACCATATTCATCAGCATAACCTTTGAGTCTAATATGACTTAGGAAAATTTCCTTGAACACATCAGAAAAGCGAATGACAAACTGTTGTACCATTTTATTGAAGCGGACTTCTTCACGAGTAATGTCGGATGTATCACCAAGACTAAAACCAGAATCTTGTTCCATGCGAGACATTGGAACTCTAAGGGCTCTGAAGAGTTTACGTAGGAAGTACGTAACATCTTCAATTTGACCTAAATTTTCTCCGCCTGGCAACGTCTCAACAGTAGAACCGCGTCCGTCCTGTGAAGGAAGCCAAAAATCTTCTATCATAGCCGTCGTAGTTACAACATTTGAGGCCTCTCCGGTGCTACTATCATAGGTCTTGCGCTGACGATATTTTTTCATCAATTGTTGCACATATTGTTCTGCTTTAGCTTTAGGAAGTTTTCCTACTTCAATCTTGAAGACACGACGCTCTGGTGCGCGAATAAGACGATAAATAACTAGAGCATCTTCCAGTTGTTTGAGTTTTCTATAATCCACAGTAGCTACATCAAGATATGAACGAACAACTTTTGTCCACCTATCTGGATAATTGAAAATGCCGCTATTGGCGTAACTAATCATTTCGCGGGGCATTATCATAATATTTGTATCTGATTTATGAATGAACTGATGAATTGTTTCTGATTCAGCTTCTTCCCAAATTGGATATGTATATTCTGGGCGAAGACGCTTGACGCGCAAAATGCCTCTTTCTTTAGCATTTGTAGGATCTACTACTTTCTCGAAGAAGATTTCTCCATCAACCATAAACTCACTAAACCATTCATTGATTTGAGTCTTGGCGCGCATAACTTCATAAATGATGTAATTCCATTCTTTTATTAGATTTCTGGCAATGTTTTCATTTTGAACAAGTCTATCATTTTTTATAACAAGTTCCATAAAATTACCATCATCATTGAATGAAATTGCAGAATCTTCTATTTCTCCTAAGGCAAATGATATTTCCGGAAACATAGCCATTCCACGACGAGTGGCTAATATCGCTTTCTTATTTGGCTCACTTCTATAAACGAATGAATTGAGTTGACCAGATTGCTGTTGAAAATCTCCAGCCGTAACGCTTGTCACGTCTTCCATTTCTGTAGCTGACGGAATTTTCTGTCTTCCGTATTTGTCGTCCTGGTGACCCCAAAGATTTACATTTCTTTTATAGTGCTGTTGCTGGGCCGCTTTCGACCACTTGTTTCTTTTTACAAATGGTTCTATAATTCTGGATAGGAAGTCTGCCATATTATATTAGTCCTCTAATAAACGACTTTATATTCTTAAAACTGACTGATATTTTCATTGTCATTCCTGTCAATCCCTTATTATACCATCCATCTTACTATTTTCTTTCATTTCTCATAATTCGTGTTATAATGCGTCTAACCTATTTATAATTATTCTCTATGAATCCACCAACGCATCCTCCAGGCGATAAAACTACTGCTCTAATAATATTTGAGTATATTATGGAACATCCTGGGACGAATGACTTAACATCTATTAGTCCTTATTTAGAGACAGAAGAGGATTCTTATGAATTTCTTATAAAGCACATGATCATCAAAGAAACCAATATAGTTTATAAAAAAGTAGAATTACGTTGGGAAGGAGAATTTGGAGATATTGAACAAGATACTATGGACATAAGAATGAGTGCGGATGTATGGCCAACATTAGAAGGCATGTGGGCTTATTTTCTTTATAAAAAAGGAATAGCAGTGCCACAAATAGAAGACAGAATAAAGGCATTTGGATGAATGATAAAACCATAACAGAGGTGAAGAAAGAAATAAAGGCATTCGACATGAATGATGAAACCATAAAAGAACACTTGATTGATATTATCTGGAATAATCCTGGTATTCATTTAGTCATGCCAAGAAGCTGGACACTAGTCAATATACAGTTCAAAGAATATATTGATACTACAAAATTATTAGATGAACTCATTGCAGAAGAAAGAATTATTGCTAAACCAATAGTTAGTGTTACGATACATGGAACTTCTGTAATAAAAACTTTAGTCAATATAGAATTGTTTCCAAAAATAACTTTGTCTGGATTGTGGAGACATTTTCTTATAAAGAAAGGCATTCTTCATGAATGAATTAGAAAATGATATAATTCATTATATACAAAGCAGTCCTGATGGAGTCGTTGACGTAAACATATATAATTTCATTCTGAATAAAAGATTTCAGTTTCATTTAGCAAATAACACAATTAGTGCTAATATATCATCAGTAATTGAAGAAATACGTTATATATTATTAGACCCAAGTGATACATTTTTGGCGAGTGTTATATATTATAAATCAAAATATTATCCTATAACATGGAAAATCTTATGGGAAACATTTTTATACAAAAAAGGCATTCGTCATGAATGAAATAGAAGATATTTGTAAATCAATTAGAAAACTTCAAGTAGACATCATTTTATTTCTTCACAGCCATCCAGGTTCTTCATATTATAAAAAGTCTGGTTCTTCACCATATGTTGTTTTGGACGAATCGCTTGGAAATCGTACGCTTGTAGAGGATGCCTTACACCAGCTATTAGTAGATAAATATGTTTACTATGGAAATCAACAAATATCAGGAATTGCCCATAAATACATTCCCAATGCTGATGTCTATCTTACTCGCTCTTGTATAGCAAGTCTGTGGAGACTATTCTTAGAAGATAAAGGTATTGATATATGAATGAAATATTGAACGGGGACCTAGTTGAACAACTAAAAATTGATATCATTTTATTTCTCTATGACCATCCTGGAATACTTTGGTTTGACAAAAATGATAATATTATAAACGAACAGATAGGAAAAAGTCCAGAAGCTCAGGAAGCTATAGAACAACTTTATAAAGACTACATAATCGTTCATAAAAACTCTTTTTGTATCAACGGTAACTTAGATACTGCCAATGCGGATGTCTATCTTGTAAAACCTATATTGCCATATCTCTGGAAATTGTTTCTAGAAAACAAAGGTATCGTACATGAAAGCGTTTAAGAAAGGCATCTTTACTCCACAAAATCAAACAAAATATGTAGGGAGAAGACCTTTGATGTATAAAAGTTCGTATGAATATAAGTTCATGAATTTCCTTGATAAAACCGCTGCTGTGATTGATTGGTCTTATGAATCAATAGTTATTAGATATGTTCATCCACTTACTGGAAGACCAGCTCGTTATTATCCAGATTTTTTATTCACTTATAAAGATACTTCTGGAAATATAGTTATAGAGATGGTTGAAATAAAGCCTTACAAACAAACCATACCACCAAAAGCTGGTAAAGGTAAAAAGCAGATTTATTTGCTACAAGAAGCCAAGACGTGGGTCGTCAATAAAGCAAAATGGGAAGCGGCCATTCTGTATTGTTCTAATAAAGGCATCAAGTTTAGAATAATGACAGAAAAAGACTTGAATATTAGGTAAAAAACTCTGGCACGATAACTTCTGGATTATTCGCTTTTGCTTCATTTATTCTCAAGATAATCTTGTCTAATTGGTCCATACGAGACATCAAGTCTCTGAACTTATTTTTACTAAAATATTGGAATATCTCTTTACCAGTTGGCATCTGATATTCTTTTATAGTTTTCATAAGGAGCTTTACAAATACATCAGGCGTTTTGTTCAAGTCTATAAGAATCATATTCTTCTTATAGCGTTCTTTATATTCGTCTCCCATCGTGACATCTTTGCCATCTTGAACATAACTCACTGTCTTGTCCTCAAATAAAGCCTTTATTTCATCTGGATTGTCTACCATCCTGGCTGCGGTCACTTCTCCAACTCTTGGCTTTATAGATGGAATGTTGTCACCTTTATCACCCATGAGGATTTTCATTTTGAGTTGTCGTACTGGGTCATCACATTTATTGAACTTATTTTTTATAGGGTCAAACAACTGAATATTGTTATATTTGAGAAGTTGTAGATAATCTCCGTCTGATGTAACTATGATTTTCTTTTTATGTTGCCATTCTCGTGCTAAAATACCAGCAATATCATCAGCTTCCAGGTATTTGACTTGAAGCACATAAAAAGGAAAATAAGTTTTTACTTCATCTACGAATTCACGAAAGGCAGTAAAAAAGGCATTCCAGTCAATATCTGTCTGTTTATCGCGGCTTTCTTTTCTATTTTCTTTATATTCTGGGTGGATTTTTTTACGCCAATTTTCTTTAGAATCAACCATAAGAACCACTTCATCTGCTTCAAAGCGCGTACAGAGGCTAAAGATAGTATTGAACATGGCGTGTTTGAAGTACGCCCAACCAACTTGTGGAATATCTTTATTTACTGAAAATAAACATCTATAAGCAACGTGATTGAGGTCAAATAAAACAACCATAGATTATTATCCTTTTATAGAACAACCATCGTATGATTATACTGATTATATTATAAGAAGCAACCTATTTGTTTATTACTTTTTAGGTTCTTCTTCATTCAGTGGACGCTTTCTTGTGCCAATACCAATTGGAGCATCATAATTGGCGACTGCTGAAGTGGTGGTTCCTGGGCCTGCTGCTGGACCAGAAGCGACTGGACCGCCTTGACCTCCACTTGCTGCTGAATCTTCAGTCATAGATGGCTCTAGTGGCTTGAGTCCAGCTTGAGCAAGTTTCTTTGAGAGAATAGAAACTGCTTTATCTACTCCACCTAATGATTTTATAAATGTAGCAGAATGTGGGTCTGATGTCAGTCCGATAACAGCATGGTCTACATCAATTTCTTTATCTGGGGAAATAAAGTCATTTTCTCTCGCATAGAGCATAAAGTCTTTGAAGAATTGGTCAAATGATTCGTAAGGAATTGTGGCGCCTTCAATCGGCTCTTCTGACATGGTTTCCATTGAATTAACTGGAGCCCATTCATTCATATCAAGTTCTTTGAGCATTCCAACGAGTTTTTCCTTGAATAGTTTGAGAGCATCTACACGACGTTTTTCATTTTCTTCATGGCGGTCCTGAACCGTAAAATTAGAGACATCAATACCGATTTTAGGATAATTAGGAAAATCTTTGGTTCCATGGGGAACTTCAGTTGAAGTGCTCGTTGGTTGGGGGTCGGCAGGAACGACTACTTTTTCTTCTTCAAAGGCTCCTTGAAGTTCACTTTCACGAACTTTTGGTCTATCTTTGATATCTTTAGGAACTGTAAGTCTTTGAGTTTCTGCTCTTTCTATTTCACGCTTTTCTCTAGGAGAAACGGATGCTGCTTTTGGAGATGGGTCCACTAAATCATCTGTCATGTCATAAGCGTCATCACGTGGTTGTTCTTCTGTAACAGCTAAAACAATCTCATTATCTTTTCTTGCGTGTGGAAGCTCTACTGCTGGCTTATCTTGTGGTGGATGGAAGCCTGAAGTATCATCAAGACCTTCTGGCATCTTGTCTTCTGGCACTTCCTCAAAAATGACTTCATTGATAGGATGTTTTTTAGAATAACCATACCCGGCTAAAACAACATGCGACGGCGATTCAGAAATTACCTTGAAGCGTTGTCCTCTATAATGAGCATATTTGTGAGCCATTTTATAATCTCCTAATAATCATCCTTCTTTATTTATAAACTTTTTAGACGCTTATTTCAACTTCATTTAGAAGTTTTAGTTCTTCTATAATCTCATCTTCTTCTAACCAATATGGTATTTCTACTAATTTTATATTATTAGCATCGC